GACGTGCGGGCGCTCCTGGAGCCGTTCCTGGCCGCGAACATCTCGCCGTCGACGGGCGTGTTCATCATGTCGGAGACGACGGCGCTGGCGCTGTCGCTCATGACCAACACGTTCGGCCAGCCGGAGTTCCCCGGCCTGACGCTGCGGGGCGGCACGTTCTGCGGCTACCCGGTCATCACGTCACAGTACGCGGCGATGGGCTCGCCGCTCGCGCACCTGGTCATCTTCCTGAACGCGGGCGACATCTACATCGCCGACGACGGCGGCGTGACGATCGACTCGTCGCGGGAAGCGTCGCTCGAGATGTCGGATGCGCCGACGCAGGACGCCACGGCCGGCACCGGCGCGAGCCTCGTCAGCCTGTGGCAGAACAATCTGCTCGGGCTTCGGGCCGAACGCTACATCAACTGGGTGAAGCGCCGCGACGGCGCGGTTGCCTACATCGACGACGTCCAGTGGGGTCTCGAGGGCAGCCCGGCCTAACGCGAGATCGGCGCGGCGCCGCGCAACTCGCCAAGCCGCCGCCCGGTCCGGCCGTGTGTCGACCGGGCGGTTTTTCTTCCAAGCGGTCCATGAACCTCTTCGGCCTCACCATCACGCGCACGAAGCAGGCGAACCTGTCGACGGTCGCCAGCCGTGGCGGCTGGTGGTCGCGGATCTATGAGTCGTTCGCGGGCGCATGGCAGGCGAACGTCGACGTCAAGATCGAAGACGTCCTCACGTACGGCACGGTCTTCGCGTGCGTGTCGCTCATCGCGTCGGACATCAGCAAGCTGCGCCTGAAATACGTCGAGCAGACGGCCGACGGCATCTGGACCGAGCAGACGAACCCGGCCTACTCGCCCGTCCTGCGTCGCCCGAATCATTACCAGCGGCGCATCCCATTTTTGATGTCGTGGCTGATCTCGAAGCTCGTCCACGGCAACACGTACCTCCTGAAGCAGCGCGACCAGCGGGGCGTCGTCAACGCGCTCTACGTGCTGGACCCGACGCGCGTGAAGGTGCTCGTCTCGTCGGCGGGCGACGTCTTCTATGAACTGCAGCAGGACGAACTGTCGAAGCTGCCCACCGGCGGCGTCATCGTGCCCGCGCGCGAGATGATTCACGACATCGCGACGCCGCTCTATCACCCGCTGGTCGGCTTGTCGCCCATCTCCGCGTGCGGACTGGCGGCGTTGCAGGGCCTGCGGATCCAGAACATGTCGCTGAAGTTCTTCGAGAACGGCGCGCGGCCGAGCGGCATCCTGACGGCGCCTGGCGCGATCACCGACGACACGGCCGCCGCGGTCAAAGAGTACTGGTCACAGGGGTTTTCCGGCGACAACGCCGGCAAAGTCGCGGTCCTGGGCGACGGCCTCACCTACACCGCGCTCTCGGCGATGACGTCGACCGATGCGCAGCTTGTCGAGCAGCTGAACTGGACCAGCGCGCACATCTGCTCCGCCTACAAGGTGCCCCCGCACATGGTCGCCGTCGGGCCCCAGCCGACGTACAACAACATCCAGGCGCTGACCGTCGCCTACTATTCGCAGTGTCTCCAGCACTACATCGAATCGATTGAAGAGCTGCTGAGCGACGGCCTCGGGATGTCGCAGGGGCAGGGCGTGGAGTTTGACCTCGACGCGCTCTTCGCCATGGACACGCGGACGTTGACCGAAGCGGCCAAGGAAGGCATCGGCTCCGGTGCGATGTCGCCGAACGAGGCCCGCAAGCGCTACTTCAACCTGCCGCCCGTCCCTGGTGGCGACCATCCGTACATGCAACAGCAGAACTTCTCGCTCGAGGCGTTGGCGCGCCGCGACATCGAGCCGGCGCCAACGCGGACGGCGGACGCGACGTCAGCGTCCCGGGAGGACGCGTGATCATCACGGTCGACCAAGCGCTCGATCATCTGCGGATCTCGCCGGAAGGATCCATCCCGGACGGCCTGCAGAGCAAGATCGACCAGGCCGAGGCGATGGTCCTCACCTACGTCCAGTCATCTGACGCCCCGACGTGGACCGAGCAGCAGATGGCGCTGCTGCAGGCGGCCGTCCTCATCCAGTTGACCGAACTCTGGCGGTTCCGTGGCGACGACCCGCCCGATTGGCGCGAGTCGTCGAGCGCGGCCGGGAACTATCTGTCGCCGAGCGTCCGGCGGATCCTCTATCCCCTGCGACGTCCGACGGTCGCCTGACGTCATGACGGACGCATTCCTGCCGGCGAACAGCGCGGCCTTTCTGTTGGCGCCGGGCCCGTCGCTGACGGCCGAGGATGCGGCGCGCGTGCACGGCCGTGGGCTCGTCATCACCGTGAACGACGCGTGGCGACTCGCACCGTGGGCTGACGCGCTCTACGCGTCCGATCATCCCTGGTGGCGACACTACCGCGGCGTCCCGGACTTCGCGGGCGAGAAGCACAGCATCGGCGCGTCACGCCTGGGCGCCGCTGGCGTCGCGGGCTGTGCCGGGATTCGCGTCTGGAAGAACTGCGGGACGCTCGGACTCGAGCAGCAGCCGGGCGGGCTTCGGACGGGCGGGAACAGCGGCTACGCGGCGCTCAACATGGCCGTCCAGCTCGGCGCGCGACGGATCGTGCTCCTGGGCTACAACATGGGTCCGCGCAACGGCCGGACGCACTTCTTCGGCGATCATCCGTCCGGCCTGAACAACCGCAGTCCCTATGCGTCCTTCGTTCGCGCCTACGACTCGATCGTGGCCCCCCTCGCCGCCGCCGGCGTGACCGTCGTCAACGCCACGCCGGACACCCGCCTGACCTGCTTTCCGCGGCTCTCGCTCGATGCCGCCCTGGAGTCGCTGACCGATGCCGACGCTGGTCTCCTCGTACAGCGGTGACCGGTACGCCCGACTGGCGCGGGTGCTGCGCTACACCGCGACGCGGTGTCTGCCGGACTGGTCCGTGACGATCGCGCCCTCGGCGCGCTTCTTCGACGCCTACAACGCGGCGGACGGCCAGGCGCCGCTGCCGCCCGGTGCCCAGCTCGACAAGATGCGGGTGTGGCGCCGCGCGCTGGACACAGCGCCGGATGGCGCCGAGCTCCTGCTGATCGACGCGGACACGGTCATCCTGCGACCGCTCGACGACATCTGGCGTGAGTCGTTCGACGTCGCCTACACGACGCACGCCCCGGCCCATTCCCCATGGCCCATCAACGCGGGCGTGCTGTTCCTGCGGGCGACGCCAGCGACGTGCGCGTTCTTCGCCGCCTGGTGCGCCGGCACGGATCGGATGTCGCAGGCCAGCAAGCGCGAGCGCGCCCGCGCGCGTCAGGAACACGGCTCGTGGGATCAGCGGATCCTCGCGCAGGCGCTCCGGCGCTGGCAGGACCAGCTTCAGACGCGGGCCCTGCCGTGTCTCGAGTGGAACTGCGCCGACCCGGAATGGGCGCATCGCACCGAGGCGACGCGGATCCTGCACATCAAGGGGTCGCTGCGGGCCGCCATCTTCGGGACGCAGCCGGGCCGCCACCGGCGCGACGTGCTGCCGCCGCTGAGGGACCTCTGGCAACGCTTGGAGCAGGAGGCCATCGCGGCGGGCCTTCCGCTGCGGTGACGCCATGGCGCTGTCGCTGGCGGTCCGGACGGTCGACCGCACACCGAAACGCAACTACCTCGGCGGGACGTTGCGTGACCTCGCGACCCAGGGCGTCGACCTCCCGCGCCTGCACTTGTGCGTGACGGCGCCGGACACGACGTGGCTCGACGCGCAGCTCGCGGGCCTCGACGCGCGACCGCATCTGTCGATTCCGGCGACCCAGCGGACGGCGAACGAAAACGGGCTGGCCCAAGTTGCCGCGGCGCTGACCGACGCGCCGGACTACGTCGTGCTCCTCGAGGACGACCTCCGCTTCATCGCCGACTTCGCCGGCAGCGTCACGCGCTGGATGGCGCAGCACGAACGGCCCGACCGTCACGTCTATCGTCTGTTCGGGTGGACGCGGCCGCCGTTCCAACCCTACCCGCAACGCCGCCGCGCGCCCATCACGGCCTACGACTGGCCGCTCGACCGGCTTCGCGGCTCGCAGGCCGTCGTGCTGAGTGCCGCCGATGCGCGGGACTTCCTGACGTGGGGCACGACTCATCTCGACACCTGGCGGCAGGACGCGCCGTGGGGCGCCTCGACCGCGGACCCGTCGATTGCCTTCGACAAGTTCCTCGCCTGTTGGGCGTTGACGCGCTGGCCCGGTCAGCCGTGCCTGATGAGCCATCCGTACTTCGTCAAGCACGTCGGGCTCGAGTCGTCAATTCACGGGCGCGGCCAGCGGAACGACGCACTGTTCGGTGGACCGGCGTATCGCTACGCGCCGGCAAACGTGAATTCGCACAGTGTGAAAATCGCTGACCTCTGACAATCGCAGCGTGCGACGTGATCAGGCGGCAGACCTCGCGTCAGGGCAGCGCACGCATCTCGTCTGCCTTGAGGCCCGCACATCCGTCACGTCGCCGGCCGGCTATCCGGTCGAGACGTGGACGGCGGTCGCCAAGGTCTGGGCGAGCCGTCGCGATCGGACCGGCGAGGAGATGTTCCGGTCGGGACAGCCGATCGCCGCGCAGCGCGTGCAGTGGACCGTGGCCTACGACGAGGATCTGGACCCGGAGCGCTCGAGCGTCCCGCCTACCTGGCGGATCGTCGACCATTGCCGGGTGTACGACGTGCTTCACGCATACGTGCTCGGCGAGCGGGCCGGGATCGTGCTGCTAACCGAAGCCCGCACGCAGGCGCTCGCATGACGGCCGCCGCCCTCGTCCGGAGCCGTCTCGCGGCGCTGGCCGCGGTGACGGCCATCGTCGGCGACCGGATCTTCCTGGCGACGCTGCCGGCGGACGTCATCATGCCGGCGATTCGCGTCGTGGACATCGACACGACGCAAGCGGCGCACCTGCGGGGGCTGGACGGCCATCGACGGTCCCGCGTGCAGATCGATTGCGTCGCGCAGGAAGCCAGCGGCGTCGATGCCTACAGCGCGGCGCACGCGCTCGACCGCGCCGCGTGGGGCGCCGGAGACGGGACGGCGTTGGGCGGCTGGCAGGGATCGAGCGTGCTGGCGGTGCTGCCGGCAGACGTGCGTGACGTCTACGACCCGGCCCCGCTGCGACAGTATCGCGTCGTCCGCGACGTGTGGGTCACCTGGTTGGCCGAAGGAGACGAGTAATGGCAGACAGAACCGATACCTTCTACCCCGTCGAAGAATCCTCCATCGGCTATGGCGCGCAGCTGCTCGTCGGCAATGGCGCGTCGCCCGAAACGTTCGAAGCGATCGCCGGCATCGTGTCCATCACGCCGGGCGAGATGTCAACGGAAGACGTCGATCGCACGCATCTGCGGTCACCCGACGCCCATCACGAGCACGCGCCCGGTCTGCGAGACTCCGGCGCGATCGCGGTGACAGGACGCTGGCTGCCCAGCGAAGAGTCGCAGAGCCAGAGTGGCGGTGGCACGGGCGCCTTCGCCGAAGGCGGCCTCATCAAGCTGTGGCGCACCCGGGAAGTGCGGAACTTCCAGATCAGCATTCCCGCGTTCGGATCGGCGGGCGTCCTGC